ACCATCAATAATCGTAATGGATTGCATGATAGCATTATAGACAGCACGGTCTTGGCACCACTTCTCTGTCGTATCGACTAACCACTTATCATCAATCTTTTCGGTACTAAAGATGCTTGGAATAATCTCTACAGCATGGCGATACTGTTCATCATTAAATTTATCCGACTGATCCAACTCGATCTTAAATGATTCCTGAGTTGGTAGTTTATTGTACTTAGCGACATACTTAGCAATCTCCTTAAAGAGTTGCTGGTACACGCCTTCAAAATAATCTGGTTGGACAAATGGCAATACCTTGCGCGTATACTTCTCATTGGTAAGAAGATTGCGCAAGATAGTTTGTTCAATGTTTATGTTCACTTTTTATCCTTGGTAAGTTCGTTAATACGCTTATATGCATTCTGCAGTTGTTCCTGCAGGTCTCTTACATTCTTCTTTAGGATTTCAACTTCTGTCATAGTTTACCTTCTTCACGTAGCTTAGCACGGATCTTGGTAGCAGAAATATTATGAATGTCTTCGCCAAGATCATGCTGTGTAAATGTATAACCAACACCTCGACCATAGCTGATGTCAACAATGTTTGGTACTCTCATTATAACATAGTCTTCATCTAAAGTAAACCCCTCATCACCTAAAGCTTGCACAATATTATCCATGACAGTAACAATGTCAAACGGGTTGTCGTCTTGGTTAGCAGTACGTCCACCACCAGCATCTTCACCGACGATTCCACCAACGTCACGAACCATGATGACTACCTGTCCAGTTTCCATCAAGGCTTTCTTAAAGAGCGCAGTATGTCCAGGATGCCAGGGTTGCCAGCGACCAAGCATTTGTGTAGTAGGTTTTTTCCAATCAAATGCCATTGTATGTCTCTTTCATTCTTTTTGCCATGTCTGCAATCTGATCGTCTGACATAAACTCTTCGATAAGATAGTCAAAGTCAGTGGGCTCTTCAAACATTTTATTTGTGTCTTGGAATCGACCAGCTGCGATGGTGTCCATCCATATTGTAATGTCTGCTTCAAAAATAAAACGAGTCATTTCGATAGGACAGACAAAGTCACATATTACAGTACGTCCACAACCTTTTTCATAGTCTGCAATATTACGCATCCTACGAGCCTGACGGATCCGAGCTTCCTCGCTAAACTCCCAGTCATTTGCCATTTCGCGAACTTTATCGGCATTGAACCAAGCACAGTCTAGGTGCTTCTGTAATCGTTCGGCTAGCCAGGTTTTACCAGATCCTGGCAAACCCATTATAAGTATCTTCATTTTGTTTCCGTTTCATCTAGTGTTGACATGAGTATACTATGTAGGATATGGCTTGCAACCTTATCAAGTCCTGGATCACCAGCCTTTATTCCTTCAACGGGCGTATACTCCAGTGTGTAATCAAACGAGAGCATCATAGATTCTTCTTTAATTGAAAGGCTGGTGAAACCAATAACACAGCTCGAATAATCACCTTCCAAGATTTCAATATGCCAAAAGTCATCGTCTCTTGGAATAAGCTTGAAGTCTCTATTCTCTTGCCACTCTTCAGTTATTTTCGTTTTCACCATAAACCAATGTCCCGTTAGCTAAATTTGTTTTAATTAAATCTTCAAGGATAATTCCTGCGTAGTCTTCAAACTCGGGATCCTTGGCACTTAAATCATCAATCGGTGTTTCACGAATAGATAGTTGAAAGGCGAGTTTGTTATTGATACCATCGAACTTAACGTTACCAAAAGCTACGATAGTACCCTTGTACTTACCTTCACGTAGCTCAATCTCCCAAGCCTGATCGTTGTCTACACCGTCCATCTTGTGGAGGACATAATGAATGCCCTCACACGGTTTTTCCATATTAATCATTAGTCATCCTCAACGATAGCATCTGGATCTACCAGAGCTTTATGTCCAATGGAGAACTGCTTCTTTACAAACTCTTTAAAATCTGTTTCATCGAAGATAGGTTGCCAGAATGATTCCTCTAGCGTTTGAGCTTCTCTAACTTTCTGATCAGCAATTTCTCCTGTCTCTTGGTCAACACGGCTATACCATCCTGCAGAAGGTTTAGTAACATAACCACCCGCAAGAGCAACTTCAAGTAGGCCAGACCAACGTTGAACTCCACCCTCCCAAGAAACAGAGATAGGGATCTTTGATTTCTCTTTAACATAACGAGACTTATCCACATTGATTACAAAGTCATAGCCAGTAATCTCTGTGCCTTTCTTATTTTGCCGACGGCCAAGAATCCAGATGTTATCTGCTGAGTAGTAGATACCAGTACCACCACCAACGATGTCTTTTGGAAACAAGCCAATCTCTTTATACGTATGGTTGACTGCCAACAAAGGAATATCTTTCATAGTCAAGTACGGTGTTACCATACGGAACAAACCTTTGAGTGCTTTTGCACGAGACATATCAGCCACAGACTTTTCGTTTAATGCATCTTCGAGTTCTTTCTTCGACGCAAGGTTGCCGATACTATCGATCACAATAACGACTCGGTCAGAACGATCGAGTTCTTCCAACTGACCAACCAAGTCAAACTTAAGTTCTTCTACGTTTGCGATAGGTGTATGTAGTACACGCTGTACGTCAATATCAAATTGCTCAAAGTAAGACTGAGGTGAACCAAATTCAGAATCATAGAATAGCATGACTGCATCGGGATACTTCTTCATGTAGGCACCAGCCATGAGCAATGCAAAAGAAGTCTTAAAGTGTTTTGACGGTCCGGCCAGTACTGTGAGGCCCGGAGTTAACCCACCGTCAATAGAACCAGATAAAGCAACGTTTACCATTGGTACATCTGTTGGAACCATATCTTTTTCTGTAAAGAATTTTGATTCGCCAAGAATCTCGGTAGACTTAATCTTCGAGTTCTTTTTGAGTTTATCCATAATTGACATTTTGTTCTCTTTCTCTATCGTCTAGTTCGTACTGTTTACGATACTCATTGTTTATTCTAATACATTTTTCAATAATTGTAAACCCCTCGTCGAAGTTTACTAGAGCTGCAGTGTCCTTTGGAAAACACGCGCCACCGTATCCCTGCTTACCGTCTGGACCAGGGACCTTTGTATGAGAATGACCAATGCGTGGATCTGTGCCAATAGCTTTGACGACCTTGTTGAATGTTTGCCCTTCACGAGCAATTGCATCATATAGCTGATTAAAGAACGTAACCTTCAGTGCCAAGAAAGAATTCACTCCATACTTCACGAAGCTGGCTTCTTTCTGACTCATCTTGTACACTGGACAAGGTGTGCAGAGGCTATATTCTTCATAAACCTTTTCTAGGAAATTTGTATTTATTTCGTTTCCACCGAAAACATGAAACTCAGGACGAATAAAATCTTCGTTAGCAGATTTTTCTGTCAGGAACTCAGGGTTGTAGATTAAGTTGTACTTCTCAAACTTATCAAAGAAACTTGGAACTACTGTAGACTTAATAACGATCGGCATGTGTGAACCAAGAGCCATAACCACTTCAGTTAAGATCGAGTCATCGATAGATCCATCTTCACCAAATGGTGTAGGAACACAGATAAAAGCGATACTGTATTCCGAAGTGTCAATATCATTTACGCTGTTACCGTACTTTGGATCGATAATAGTCTTCTGTAGCTTTGGGTGGTTAAATCCATAGTCTACAGCCTTGCCAACAAATCCGTGGCCAACAATCAACATCTTCATAATCTTATTCCTTATTCTCACGTTCAGCAACTCGACGACGTAGGTCACTGCTACTAAATCTATGTTCACGTTTATTGAAGTAAAGATGAATGCCTTTACGACGACATACATCCTTACCAGTAAAATCTTTATTCTTGTACTCTTCACCCATGATCTTGACATCAATATCAAACATTTCAAGGATGTCTATTACATCACTTTCGTTTTGATAACAAACAATCTCATCAACATATTTTACACCGGCCAACTGAACGTAACGTTCAACCAGTGTTTGTACGGGTGCATTCTTTTCTTTACGATCATGTGACGGATCTACTTGTAGACCACAGATCAAATAGTCACATACTGTTTTAGCCTCGCGTAACATAGCAATATGACCAGCATGTAATAGGTCAAAAGTAGATAATGTTATGCCAACTGTTTTAGAGCTTTCCATGTGTCTTCCCATGTTTTTACTTGTGTTATATCTTGTCCAGAACGAGCAAGAACAAGTGATAGTTGATAATCGTTTCCACCTGGTTCCATCTTATCTCCAAAGAAATGAATGCGGTCGTTTTTCAAGTCAAAGTCACGTACGATCTGAGACTTATCGGCACCAAGTGGCGTAATATCTATGCCGGTTTCTCCTGCAACTTCAAAACGAATTCCAGGATATTTTTCAGAAAGCGATTCAGCGATAGTAACGCGTTCCTTTTTATCCTCATCCCATCCTCGATACATATACCTGTCTTCCAAATTACAATTACGACCAACAATACTAAAGTTAACGAGTCCAGGACGTTCCTCAATGTGTTTACCAGTCTTACGATAGAACTTAGAATCAGCTAAGATTTGCTCAAGGTCTGATCGTAAGTCATCTGGCAAATTAAAGATTCCAGAATATATGTTTCTATCTTGTTCCCAAACATCATTACCAGAACAATTATATACTCTTATCGCAAGATTGTAAACAGTAGATCCTACTTGTTCTAAAGTTTTTTGTCTATCTGAACCAGTAACAAGATAGACTGCGTTGTGTGTGGCAAAATGTTCAAACCAATTTTCAAACTTTTGGTTCATCATTTGCCGTGATGGTGTGAGGGTGCCATCTACATCAAAGATATATTTACGCATGGCCTACAGTCTCTCTTTTAATATCATTATGGTTAAACTCTGCCCAATAGAGTTCGTAAGCAATTCCAGACTCTAAACATTCAAACTGATGATAAAGACCTGGCTTGACTTTTGTATAATCTCCTTCATAAAGAATAGTCTCATCAACCAAGTCATAATCTTTCTGCCAAACACGAACTTTCATTACACCTTTTTCGACATAGAAGCCATTCCATTTGAATTCGTGAAGATGTTTAGAACAAACGCCTCCTTTATTCATTTGGATACGATGAAACTCTAAAGCCCCATTTGCTTCTATTAATTCTGTGGTCCCCCACACTTTACCAGCTTTCATTTGAAATCCTCAATTCTCATACTTTTGTCTCAAGCTTCTTTAAATCTTTTTTGGATATACAACCAACACTCACAATCTCATCATTGAATCCTGCATGGTCAATTACTTCTATCGCTAGTCTAGAACTGTTAGCTGGATCGTTTACATAGTCAAGACATTGGTATTTTGTTTCAAACTCAAGTGACTTGACAGCAAAGCTATCGGCTTCAATCATAATAAAAAATATAAGCCATTTCATATTTTATCCATTCTTATATACGTATTCAAGAGCGCGGTCAGCCTCAACCTCCATAGGTCG